TCTGCGCTTCAGCAAGCGAGATGAAGTTCGGAATAGTCGATGTCAAGTCAGACCGATTGAGCCAATCGGCGACTGCGGTCTTCAACTCTGAATACGTCGTAATCGCCATTAAACAGTCCCCGGCCTTGTGCGGAAGTAACGATTATCTGGATCGTTCAACCACTTCTTCATCGCCTCTTGGTCTTGTGTAATACCTTGGCGCTCAAGTTCATAATACACAGAAATCGGGATGCTGCCAACCTTTGTCCATTCACCCCAGCGTTCCGGCGCGGCGTTGAACTCGCGCTTGTTCTGCTCGATGATTGCCGAAACGTCCTGCTCTTTCGAGATGATCGCTTCGTCCTTCTCAGCATCGTAATCGTAAAAAGTTTTGACGCCTGTGAAAGCATCGTCGTTGATAAGGCGTTTAGTCATAAAACCCTCAATAGTTAGATGAGGGGGCGTTATGCCCCCTCACCCAAATAGACCTTCTTACGAAGTGGTCAAGTCGGCTACGATGCCGTGCGCAGCTTGGTTGTTTACCTTCAAGCCATACTCGACGAGGAGCAGAGCCTTCTCGGCGTCGCCGGTTTTCGCCAAGTCCATTTTCTGGATTGGACGAAGAACGGCCAACGATGCGTAGTCAGGATCGACTACGAACGCATCACGGTCGCGCTGGAAGCGGTTAGGAACGATGTTGACCGTACCGAAGTCCGACACATAAACGTCGGCTGCACCGATGATTTGCGCCTGCTGGCCAGCAGGAACGTCGCGGAAGCGAGTTGCGATACCGGTGAATGCAGAAGCGGCGGTCTTGTTGAAAGGACCAACCATCAGCATCTTAGGCGTACCACCCGAAGTCCAGACGCTCTGGATAACACCCTTCAACAGGGTTTCGGTGAACGCACGCTGCGTACCATCGGTACGAGCAGCAGTTGGGGTCGAGCCAACAGTTGGGTTAGCACCACCTGAACCGAACGAAGTGTTCGAGGTCAACCATGCAGGCAGACCAGCAGTACGACGTGCAGTTGTGGTGTTACCAGCAACCGAAGCTTGGTTGGCAAGCAATGCGCTTTCCATGTCGCGCTTCAGTTCCGAACCCAGCTTTGCAAGCTGATAGGTCATTTCGTTACGACGACCCGCCTTATCGACTGCTTCAAGCGTACCGGAGATTACGACGTTCTTCGTGCTGATCTGCGTGTAGTTACCAACGCGTGAGGTTGGGTTAACAGCAGTGAACGAAGAAATGTCGTCACCTTCGAGTGCGGCGTTAGAAGCCGAAGCAGCGGCCAAAACGTCGGTCTGCCATTCGAAGTAGGTGTTCTTGACGCTCTCGCGGCCGATGTTCGAAATGAACGGAGTTTCTTCTGGCGAGATGTTATAGATAACGTTCGACAGGTCTTCACGAATACCGATAGCGGAGTACCGGGTAAATGTATTTGCTACAATAGCCATTAGTTCACATCCTTATTAAATGAGTTTATCCAACAGGGCCGCTGCATCTGCAACACGGCCTGTACGCGCAAGGCGCTGGGACGCTTTCTTTACATCGGAAGAACGTGTGTTGACTTGAGTACCTGAAGAACCGGGACGGACGATCCGCGCAACCTTTCTTGGCTGTGCTTTCGCTTTTTCCACTTTCTTCGAACCCTTATCAAACATCATCGCTTTGCGCAGGATTGAGACGTGACTGGCTTGAACAAGTGCACTGAGGTCGCGTTCGCTAAACCCGTTATTCAAAGCCCATTCACGAAGTTCCTTAGCTTCGCTTTGCATTGTACTTTCGTCTTTCCATTCAGGAATGACTTCCGTGAGTTTGGCGCGCTCTGACTGCACAATGTCAGCCAATGCCCGCTGTTGCTCTTTGGTCATCTCTTCAGCAATTCGCTGCTGTTCAGTATTAATCGCCTGAAGTTTAGCGACTCGTTCCTGACGAGACTTATTCCAATGCCGTTCTAACCGCGCCGCCTCAATGGGGTCTTCATTATAAAGATTGTCCCAATCAGGCTCAGCCTCGGACTGCACCTCAAGTTGTGCTTTAAGCACGGGGAGCAGTTCCGCGTATTGAGCGCGTTCCATTCGGATCGCTTCGGCTTCGCCATGGAACGACTTGCGTTCTTCGGCTAATGCCTGAGTTTTCCGTGTGTAATCCGAATAACGAGAATAACCTTTCCGAAGTTCGTCAAGGGTGACTTCCGTTTCTTCACCGTCAAGTTTAACCTTGATGGTTAGATCGTCAGGAAGTTCCTGTTCGATAACCTCTTCTGTGTTGTACTCTTCATCCGGGTCAGACTCTTCGGCTTCATCTTCTTCCGAGTAATTCTCGGCGTCAGTTTCTTCCGCGTCGTCCAGAGCCTCTTCAGGCTCTTGCGCCTCGGCCTCGTCTTGGGTGTCCTCATCAGGGCCAAGCAATTGGTCGATGGCTAGTGTTGCTTCGTGGAGGCCGATCCCACCACTGGGGTTGCCGACTTGTTCCGTCATATAGCACCTTCTTTATTAAATGTTAACTCCTTGATTTGGCGACTAAGCCGTCGTCAAGGATTGCCTGTAGGCGGGCTTTCAACCGCTCAAGTCCTTTGAGCGTGTGAAACATGTCAGAGCGTCCGCTATAGTCAGTATGGGCTGACCTACGCCACTCTTCAAAAATATCTCTTTCCACTGCGTCGAATGCCTCCTTGAGAATTTCATCCTCAAGAAGGCGCTTTGCGTGGTTAGCTTTTGTCATTGGGTCCATTAAATCAACGGCTCGTATCTAGGGTTAGTTACCATTGCGGGCTGTGCTTGAGGTAAAGCTGGGGCGGGAGCAGGAGCCGCAGAGTTAAGCAGGCCGTACCCCGGCTGGAAGAACATAGCTTCCGGACCAAAACCATACCGCTCGTAATCCGTGATGTTTGGATTGGCGCGCATATCTCGGCCTGCGCCTATACCTACGCCCGCGCCTGCACCGAACGGGGAAACATACGGCGTGGTCAGGCCAGTATCACCGCCACCAGCCAAAAGATTTTTTAGAAGGTCTGCTCCGATACCGCTAATCGACAGGAGTTGGGGTATGTTGAGGCCAGTGCCGAGAACGCCACCGTTATCAGAAGAAGGCGTACCCGCCGTTTGTGTTGGCGTAAGCGCACCCTGTGTTATCGCGGGCAACACATTTTCAACGCCCGCGATTGGCGGGGGTGTAACATTCTGCCCAGTAACCACGATTTCTTTAGGCGCTGCCGTCGTCGGCGTCAACGGTAACGTCGGCGTCAACGGTAACGGTAACGTCGGCGTCAACGCGCCAAGTACTCCACCAAGGTCTACTTCTGTCGGCCTCGTTCCGGTAACTACAATTTCGTCTGGTATGGATGGCGATGCGCCAACAAGCGAGGGGATTGACGAACCCACCACCCCGCCAACTGTTGAGCCGACAAGACTAGGCGCGACTGCTCGTGCTGCGTTTACGATGATGTCGCCAGCAGCGCCGCCGACGCCCGCAGGGATTGCTGCGCTTGTAAGACTGCCGAAGCTGAGTCCTTCGAGCGCGTTCGGGATTAAATCAGCGTTGATGCCGCCTGTTGAGGCAGCGCCTCCGGGAACAGCTTTGCCAAATATTTGGCCACCAAGAGCAGAACCCCCCGCCGCCAATCCGGCGCGGAGCAATGTATTCTCTAGGCTACGCCCTTGGGCCGCGCTTGATGCTGCGGAACCCAAAGCCGCACCAAGAACAGGGCCAACGCCGGGAATAAAACTTGCGGCAATCGGTAGCGCAACGTCGGCGATCTGGCCTAGCACGCTTTTGTTCTTCTTCTCGTTGGCTACAGTCGTATATTCGCCGGACGGGTTTGCAGTTTGGATGTTGTACGATGCTTTGTTGCCAAGCGTGTTGGTTAGGTTTTGGCCCAGTTCGGTTGCTTTGCGCGCTGCTTCAACGCCTGTGCCTTCAAATATAACCTTATTGGTGCGGAGATCAACAAGGCGCACCGGCTGGTCAGGCATCACCGCAAAAACATTGCCACTCGTCTTGCTCGTTGGGTTGCCTTTGTTAGATACTGGCGCAGTGATATACTGGATATTTTGGTTGGACGGCGCGGCTTCTTGCGTCATCGGCTGCTCTGCGGCGGAGGCCATCATGCCCCCATTGAGGAGACCATAGCCCCCGTCCATAATCGGCGCGCCGTCGTACATCATACGTTGGCCGTAGAACGGCTCCGTAAGGGATTGATACCTATTCGGAAGTAACGCCATTACATCATTCCTTCTGGTGGCATTTCAGGTTGCATCGGCATTTCAGTCGGCATCTGCGCTTGCTGAACCGCCTGCGCCATCTGTGCGTTTTGCTGGGCCTGTTGAGCCTGCACAGCCGCACGTTCCATCTCGCCTTGCTGGCGTAGGAACTCACGGTCACGCTGCATCAACGCTTCAATTTTGGCCGTGTTGACCTGCGCGCCGTACTTAGCTTCAATCTCGGCTGCCTTA